AGGAGTGAGAGAGATCGGTCGATGTTATCTAAATCTAAAGTACACGCTTTATATTGTGGCTCAACAAATTCTGGACAATATAATTTGCCATAATATACGCCATCTGATTGCAAAGATTGTTCAGTTACCTCTCCATATTCTGTCGTATACAAAGTATAATCTTTCGGCCAATATAACCATGGACTACCATTCTCATCTGCAACAGCAAAACAGGCCGGCTTATCAGACAAGAATAACTGTTCAATACCAGCTACATCGCTCATTAAACCCGCATTAATGGCTTCGGCGTTAATAATATTTTGATTATCTTGCTCATATTGTTCACCATAGCGAGTTAAATATTGTTTTTGTTGTACAATAAGACGCCCATTAATGATACGAAGTTGATTATATAACATTTCTTGAATTTGCTCAACTTCAATAGGCAATAATAAGTGGTTAGATTGAAAAAAGGAATAATCGATCAATTTATTTTCTAACCAAGGGGTATAAGCCGCCTCTCGATTAAACTGTTTATTATTAGTGTGATCAGTATACAAATTAGGATAATATTTAGTTTGTAGCCAATCATCTGATAGTATCCACGCCATTACTTCGTTGGGTAATGACGGTACTAAAGTAATTTCTTGATTATTAATATCTTTTGGCCCTGTTACATTCAAAACAGTAACTAAGTTTTGCGCCGAACCTTTAATAGCGAATTGTTGTAAATTGTTATTGGGGTTGAAATAATAACCATTAAAAATAATATTATGTTTAGGCGCAAACCAAAAATTATGGTTACTATAATCAACCATAATCATCAATTCGTTTTCGGCGGCAAGTTGTTTTAAGGCATTATAAGCCGAGCTATCGGAACACTCAAAAGATACCCACTGATTTAACGTATATTCTTCACCATTGGCATTTCTCCAGTACTCTTCACCATCTATATTTGTGTTAAATACATACTGTTTTTGAGCATTGGTAAGAGAGATATTAATCCATTCACGATTGGCTTGGTTAATAGGGATATAGCCCCAGCGCAAATTATTCTCTTGAATAATTTGGTGCGCCCATGCGTCGATGGGCTTGGCACCGAAATATGAGGGGTCTGTCGTATCACCAGTGATAGTGTAGCCGATACCTATTTTACTAGTTTCAAACTGGAAATAGTCTTGTGCAGAGAAACTAAGTTGTAAGTTTTCGGCTAAAAATTGATAATTAATATCTGTAACGGCAAAATCATAACGATGTCCATTATGCAAACATTTAATGATTGACCCGTAAGTAATAGACACTGTAGGAGTATTTACAACTTTTTGGGACCCTTCATATAAATATTTAAGCATAGAAAAATCTAATGTAGAGCCGTCTACATTAAGATTTAAGTGCTCATCAAAAGTGAGCCCGGCCGTCTTGCCATTCAACGTATCGTAATCGGTCAAAACGGTGCTTCCATGTTGATTAATTAAAGTTAAACTGAACTGTGCCATTACCAAAACTCCACTACAGCATTGGGCGGAAAATTAAAATTAGGAAAAGTTAACGCGAACTCATAATCACTTAGTCGTTCATTCCATTTACGCTGAATAGTTACTGGTACATGAGCAATTAGTTGATTGTCAAGTAATATACGTCCCATTACAGCATCGGTAGTATATGCTAAATCGATATTTCCATATTCGCCGCGAAATCGAATATCAGTAGAGTGACATGTGTATTGAAAGTGATTATCAACTTGTTGAATTTGAGTATCATTTAAAGCAATAGCCTTCCTGGTTGTCATACCCCACATACTAGGACGGACTGTGCACGGTACCCCTGCAGTACTATTTAGAATAAAAGATTGCGTGACATCATCATAAATATAATATCGAACCGAGGATGTTAAGACTAAGCAATCCTTTAACATCGACTCGGGATGTAAATTGCGTACACGCCCTACCCAATCTCCAATATTAATGCCGTAATCTGGGTTCTTCGTGGTGGCGGCATAATATTCATGCAACTTTAATGAAGGTCCATCAACTTCGGTCCAGGGACGTAGTAATTTACGATATTTTTGAGACTCGTCTACTAATTGATCAATGTAAAAATAGTTCGCGTTTAAAATTGGAGCCGCCGTAGACCAATCGAGCGCGAAATTATCCTTAGACTTACTAAGAATTTTATTTTGTACTAAAGCTTGTGGAAACATAAGTGTTAATTAAGATAATATGCAGTACCAGCAGGTGTTCCCGTTGGAATTGTAAAAGCCGTTCCAGGTTTATAATCAGGGAAGAATATTTCTTCCTGGTTAATATAGAAACGACAATCACTATATGCGGGAATAGTAGTACCACTTACAAAAGATCGTGTAGCGGCAGATAGTCCTGATATTGGAATATTACGTAAACCCAATTCTACTTCAACGGTAGCTGTAGGCTCGGTGGCGGCTACAAAAGTAATAGTAGGCTCTGCATATGATGATGGTACCATATATCTTGGTTCTACGCCCGGTAGATATAAACTTTGATTATTAGGCAGTTTAACAATAAAATCACCATTTTTAACATCATATGTGCTCATCCATTTGAACACAATCGCTGAAGTGTTAGAACATTGAATATAAACGCCAGCATAATTAGCTAAAGTGTTCCAACAGGTTGAGACAAAATTTTGTAAATTAGTGTCTTGAATTGTAGATGAAATAGCCCCTTCTTGGATTGGATTTTGGGCTTGAAAAATGGTACTAATTTTTAACAAATCCAAATAAGAAAGAGAAATGTTAAGCTCTTTAATACGTTCAGTCAATACTTGAAAATTATGATTAATAGTAGTAATAATTTCTGAATCTGATTGGTCTTTTAAAATAGCTTGTACTGTACGATTGTTTGTTGGCATTTTGAACCTCCTTAAATCATATATTCATAAGTATCATATTCAATACCTATTTGAGCAGCGCCCTCGGTTCGTGTACCAATTGTGATCTCTAGCATTATAGTACTAGGATGGTCACTATCAATGGCGCCAGGTAAATACACATTAGCGACAGCATCTTTATGAACACAAGGAATTTGAGCGTCTCCCGAACGAAGTTGCTCAATCAACTGATTTGCGCATAAGACTGTACCATCTTCACTATTATAGTGTAGGTTAAGTGCGATATCATCGTCTAAATTTAGATTTAATGCACAAATACACGTGGAATTTTCGTATGCATCAATATCCAACTCATCAGACCGTACCCAGCCATCAGCGTCTACTGGACCAAGACTGCCATATTCACCATTACCAAAATAGTCATTATTCCAATATTGATAAACTGAAACACTGGAGGTAACATTATAAAAATGAAGCTTAAAATAAGTTGGATATGCAGACGGATTTTTTAAAACATAACGCCAATATGATCTCGTAGGCGTAAATTGATTATAAGCCTGATTTGTTAAAATCATTGGTCGCCAAAGCTTTAATGTAGTGGGGTAAACTAATTCTTCGCCGTATTTTGTTAATAATTGTAGTCCCGCATTATCGAGTAAATTTATATTCGATGCTTGATCATAATCATATTCACGGAATGGCATATAGTCAGAACCCGTTGTGCGTGAATACTCATAAAAGTCCATGGATGGGTCTTGTGGCGCATCTTCGTCACTATATTTATAAGCGCAATATGCTGAAATCGCCTCTGGGTGATATACGGTTTCAAATTGCACCGCAACTCTGCATAAGTATAAATCACACGGGCGGCCGCGATACATGGTGCGACCGGAAACGTATTTTTCCATTACGCCAATGGAAGCTAGTTTACAACTATATTTCCAATAAGGTTCGTAGTCGAAGAAAAGGTCGCTAACAATAGTGCGGTCTAACCATTTAAATGCAGCGTTTAACTCCTGTAAAGTCAATTGATAAAACACTAAGTTTAATGAAAATTTCTTTGAACTATTTTGCATACCAGTGTAGTAGGTACGAGTTTGGAACACTGGTGATACAAAATTGTTGGTGAAGTCTGGGGCACCTACAAATTCGAGGTGCCCCGTATTTTCAATAAAACAGTTGTGCGAGGAGGAGTGAACATTATTCCATGTAAAGCCGACGTAATCATCGACGTATGGATTAGCCCCGTGTACTGGAGTATTACCTTTAATAACCTCTTTTTCGGGGCCTCGCATATCAAGTCTTTGATAATTCATATCTACCTCCTTTATTTAGCTTTATAGCTAGTGCCGGTCCAACGATTGACGGTGTCTAGTAGTTGCGATACTAATTGACGCATTTGTTGTTCGCTAAGTTGTACGCGTTGTTCTTCACCAGATGTATTCATAATAGTAAATGTATTTGAAGACGTATCAACATGAGTTTCGGATATCGTGGGTGCAGTAGTCTCAGCGGCTACATTAGCGGCCGTAGTGCTAAATAGTTGATTACCTTCCGCGCCCCATTTACCTTTAAGCAAGTCACCCATTTGTTGAATAGCCAAATCTTGAGCCTCTTTAGTTTGACCACTTTGCGCAAGATAAGCAAGATACTGGAAATATGTGTTTCTGTCCATAGAATCGAGAAGAGCTTGATCATTTTCTAACTTTTTCTCAAACTGCTTTTCAATATTAGCAATTTCAATATCAATATTTTCAAGAACGGCTTGACGAGCTTCTTCTTTTTGACGTTGTGCTTCTTGTTTATCTAGTTCGCGTATTTGTCGTTGTAAATCGGCAACTTTGCGACGAGAATTGGCATCAGTGCCGGCACCAACTCTAGCGAGGGCATTAACTAAATCTTCGCGGTTTTGATTATATTCAGCAAGAGATTCGGCTTTAGCAAGGCCATCAAAATATTGCTGATAGGCTTCTTTGCGCTTATTGAGTGAATCGACGAGTGACTTTTCTTCGGCTTGATACATTTCTTTGAGTTTCTTAATTTGTTCGTTTTGTTTATTCACGACTTCGGACAAAGTTAAATCAAACATTGAATTCACATCAATGTATGTGTCACGTAAATCTTGTAAATTACGTTTAGTGGTCGCAATACGTTTGTCTAATAATTCCATTTGTTTAGTATCACCAGCATCTCTAGCTTCTGCGTATCGCTTTTCAAGATCATATAACTCAACTTCGGTAGCGGCAATTTTATCATTAACAGTATCTAATAAATCATCTTGAATTGCTTTTTTATATTCTTCTAAATATTTGGTAATGTCTTCGCCATTATAAAATGCTTCACGCGCGCCTTCGATATTAAAGAAATCTTCATTTTCATCAATAAAACGCTGACGATCGGTGGCGCTCATAGTGCCCCATTTAGCTTGAGTATCACGAATGTTATTAACACTGTTTTTAGCAGTTGTAAATTGGTCGGCAATATCCTGCATGGTAAAACTAGAGAGCATTTCCATAGCGGCCTGACGTGCAGCATGGCTCATATCTCCTAATGACGCTTCAAGTTCTTCGGCAGAAAGAACGTTATCTTTCATTGCCTTACCAAGCTCAGCAATTTTAGCCGACATTTCTTCTGGTGTCTTACCATCTTCTGCCATTTGAGATAATAATTCATTCATGGTCGTCATGGACCAATTAAACTCGTCCATGTATTTAACATTATCGCCTAATAATACACCGAGTTGAATATAAGATCCATATTGTTGCAAGAAAGCATTTCCCAGTTCTTTAGATTCAGCATTTAACTTTTCATAAATTTCGGCGGCGGCCTGTACACGTTCTACGTAATTAGAAGTATCGTCAGTTAAAGTTGTTAAAGCCTCACTAGATGAAGCTAAAATGGACGATAGCGCAGAGGACATTGCGCCTGTATTCCAATTATATTTATTAAGCAAAGCTTCCATTTGTTCTCCAGAAAGAGAGTCCATTAATGAAGCATATGTAGTCTTAACGCTAGCCGCTAATTTTTCACCAGCCGCTGTTGTGGTATCAATGTCATTTTTATAAACGGCTTTAAAATAATACCGCATTTGTGAAATGCCTTCATCACTTTGTAGCATTTCATGCACTTTTCCTTTTGCATCATTGGCTGCAATACCTTTAGAAATTTCTTCAAAAGCCGCAACGATACCACCAATAGCGGTACCTACCGCCGCGCCAATAGCCGTTCCTAGACCAGGGAATATAGAACCGACAGAAGCACCAATAGCAGCGCCAGAACCAACTTTCATTAGAATGTTAAGCGCACCAGCTCCGGCATCATAATTATTAGCAGCGCCTAATAACGTGTCGCCCAACTTCATTAAAAGTTCATTATTTTTAGTTTCAAGTTGTGCACGTTTGGCCATTGCCTTATCATAAAGTTGTTGATTAGTATATGCCTTTGAATCAACGTCAGAAATACCTAATTCTTTAATTAACTCTTCACGAGTTTCTGCTAACTGGCTCATCGCTTCCGCGGATTTAATAACTTGTTTATCCAGTTTTGATAAATTCTCACTCAAATTTTGTAACGTTGTCATTGTCTGAGTGTTGTTATAAATTTCTGATTGAATCTGAGAAGCTTTATCAATAGCATTTTCCGCGGCTTCTTTATAGCGATTTTTATATACCTCGACAGCTTCTTGTATCCAACCAATGACGGTGCTTGCTGCAGAAGCAATAGTGGAGATATTGCCCATGACGTCGCCGAATTTACCACCAAGACGTTTATTGCCACCATTTTTATTCTTTTGTTCGGTGGCCGATATATTTATATTAGCCTGTTTTATATCTTCCTCAGTACTTTTAATTTCATTATTTAATTGTTTATAATCTTCGGAAGTTTCTTTGCCTTTTAACTCTAATTCCTTTTTTTGTTGTTGTAAGTTCTTTAAATGCGTTTCTTTTTGTTTTTTCAATGCTAACTGATCTAAATAAGCGCGTTTTTGAGCCAAACTTAAAATTTTAGATTCTAAAACTTTTTTAACTTGGTCAGCGTTCTTTTCTGTTATAATTTTATCGTTGGTTAATGCTAGAGACTCACGATTTTTATTCAATATTTCATCAAAATTGCCAGACATACTACTGAATGTTTCTTCAGCTTCTTGCATAGTTTGTCCCGTGCTTTCCATAATCTCTTGTACTTTTTTCGCACGCGCTTCTTCCATGTCATGAATTTTTGTTTGAATGGCAACAATCTGTTCAGCCTCATTTAAAGAAGAGCCAACAACTTCTTTATTCCTACTGCGTCTATGATCCCAGGCTACAGATAAGTCTTCTTTAGTACCAGAGAAAAAGCTAGACCATGTAGCCCCAAATCCTCTGCCTTTACCCCAAGAAGTAGGATCAATTAATGTACCCAAAGCATCAGCTAATCCTGAATGCGGCTCAGCTTTTGCGCTACGCCCGGCACCAACACGTTTTGCTTCTAAACTTAATTGCTTTTCTTTTTCTTGAGTAATAGCTGTTTCTTCTTTATGAATGCCACGTAAAGCATTTAATGTTTCTGAAATTGTATTTTTAATTTTATCCATCAACGTACGAGATTTAAATAAAATTGATGCAATTCCAGTAATCAAAGCAGCTTTTCCCGCCGGTTGACTTAAAAAACTACGAACTTGTTTTAGAATATTGGCTAATGTATTAACAACTCCGATAACAGTATCAGATTTCACTACTGTTTCAATTAAACTTTGATAGGCATTTTGCATACGGTTCATTGCAGCTTCCATGCCTTGTAAATATTTAACTTGTTGCGCGGTGGTAGCGCCTAGCGAGTTCTGTGATACTGCCATATTTTGAAGAACGTCGTCATAGTTCTCCATAATAGCAACTAAACGAGACTGCTGACGAGTACCAGCTAAAGCTTTTGCAACAGCTGCTTGTTGGTTAGCAGACAAATCCTGCCACTTACGACCTAGCTCATCTAAGACATCTTCAGTAGAACGAAGTTCGCCAATACCGTTACGTAATTGAATACCAACAGCCTTTAATCCAGCTTCAACCTGGTTTAAATCGACATTATCCTCTAATGTTTTACCATAGTCTGAAATTTCACGCATACGTGCAATAACAGTTTTTAAAGCAGTACCAATAGATTCCGGAGCTTCTTGAGTGACGTCTAAGCCAGTTGTTAACAAAGCAAGAGTATAATCCATGCTCATGCCTGCCAAAGAGGCTTGAGATGCAACTTTAGAAAGAGCGACAGCCAAATCTTCGTAATTAGTGGCCGCTTGCGCAGCAAGGGCTGCAAATTTATCAGAAACAGCTAAAGCGTCTTCTGCTTCTAATTTAAAGCCGTGAATAGCAGTGGTTAAATAGCGAACAGAGTCACTGGCAGAAATGCCCGCAACTGTAGCTGCTGCCGTTGCAGCTTTAGTAAGAGCTAAAGCATTTTCTAACGTTTCACCTTGACGTAAATATTCAGTGGTAACACCAGCAATTTCTGTTTGCGTAACACCGGCTTGATCCGCTAAATCTTGATAAGTTGTAACAAGCTTCCAAGTTTGTTCTCGTGTTAAATCAGTAACAATAGACTGGTCTGTTAATTGCTTATCTAATTCTCGAATGGTACGAATGGCTTCGTTCCATAATTTACGAAGTTGACGAATGACCATTTGATAACCAAAGAAAACTGTAACCGCTTTACCAATAGTAGTGGTTTGTTGTTGCGTCGCAGTGGCGGCTTCTTTGGTCTCTTGTTTTAATTTATCTTCAGCATCCCGCGCCGCTTCAGCTGCATTGCTACGCAATGTTTGTTGTTTACTTTCTTCTTGTAAAGACTTATTATATTCATCTTGTAATTTTGTGCCACGCTCTTGACCGGAAACGATGTCTTTAATTGGGCTAATAAATTCACCGGTTTCAGCGGTAATTTTAATTGACTCTACATTAGCCGCGGCTTCATCAACCTGTAATTGTAAGTTATCAACCTTAGTTTGAGCATCAGCAACATTAGTTTTCCATGCCTGTATAGCTGTATTGCGTTCAGCGGTAAGGTCTTGTCGACTAGCAGAAAAGATACCATTATCTTTAGATAGATTATATCCAAATTCTTTAATTGCGTTTTTAATTTCTTGATTTAAAGTTAAAGTACCATCGTTCAAAGCTTTAACCAAAGCATTGATGGCACTATTAATTGACCACGTTTTACCACCATAATCAATAGCATTACCATTGTTGTCTTTAAAAGAAGAAGTGCCGGATTTCCACTGTTCTTCAGTGGACATTCCTACCAAATCACGTTGCAAACCAGCTTTGGCACGAACATACCGTCCAGTTCGATTGCCTTGACTATCTGTTAATTCACGATAACGACCTTTAGGGTTGCTACGCTCTAAATCATCTTTAATACGTTTCGCTTCAGCTAATTTTTCAGTTAATTCACTTAGTTCTGAAGAAGCCGCACCAGCAGCAACGTTAATAGATTCAGAAATATTTAATAGGCCTGCGCCAATTTTTTCAAGAGTCTCAAGAGCAGCATTAAAATTACCGAGATTTAGTTGCTCAGTTGCAGTCTTTAAACGATTGGCAATTTTTTGGAGGGCCTTATCGCTAACACCATCAACCAACCCTTTTTCAATACCATCAGTTATATATTTAACTATTTTATCATAGTTTTGTAATTCAGCTTGTATGCCTACTTTAATACTGTTTTCTGCCATATTTTTCCTCGCAAAAGAAAAAGCTACTCTATATTTCAGAGTAGCATAGATTTCGTTACAAGGTCAAAGTCGTAGCAAATAGGGCTACAGAGCTTATGCCTTTTTAAAAGTTTTGATTAAATCTTGTAAGCCACTATCAGACAAAGACGTCAATCCTTCTGCAATAGTGGCGGCGGTTTGAGTGTTAACTTGATCCATTAATTCTTGAAAATGCGTTAAGTCGAGACCATTGATAAAAGTTTGAATGTTTTCAAGCAAACTGGTAAGAGTAAGTATATGCTCTAATGATACCTCGTAGTATAGAAGAGTTAACTTTTTATGCGTATGATGATAAAAAGAAGACTTCTTATACTCCTTTTCAAAATGTTTAAGTACTATAGTACGATCACATACATTAGAAAGCTGACGAATTTCTAAAAGTTTATTAACAATATCAATATTAGTAAGTTTATTCATAAATATCCTTTCTATTTAGTTTAGTTGATTTGATGCAACAAGTCTAAATTTTACTGACAATTGACGATTGGTGTGTAATACTGTTTCAAAACTATCAACAAAAGCTGCTTGTAATGGAGAAGCAATGTTTTGATGAATTGCGTCATATAATGGTAAATCAAAATATTGTCGTTTTTTATCTTTAAGAGCACGTGCTTTTGCTTCATATAACTTTTTTAATAAACCTGAATTATATATATTTTCTCTGCCTAAAAATCCTTTAGTACCAAATAATTCGGTGGCAGTCATTAAAGGCGTAGATAAATAATACTCAACAATTTTCCACGTCTCATAATAATCATTAGTGGTAAATACAAATGCTGGAATGGTCATTTGTCCTCGATTTAATTGCGCTACTAAATTATCCCAATATTCCTGATTAAATAAAGAAATGTTGCCAACGCCAACGTCTTTAGCATTAGCAAAAAAAGCAGACTGTAATAATATTAAATTGGCAACTTGACTTAAAGATTGAAAACTACGACTTAATAAATGTCCTCCTTCTACTAATTTAGCAGCTTTACGAGTACGAGTTTGACCATTATTACTATATGTACGATTGGTGTCTGTATTATAAACAGACAATGCCATCCAGTTATTGTACAAATATCGTATAGCTTGAAGAGCTAATTCAAAATCAGCGCCTGCAATATGAAAAAAATCAGTAGGGGTGCCAGCAACGGCAATGGAAAAAGTGTTATTATAACGTAATTTAGCCGAAATACCTCCTGTAAAACGATCTAAATCATCAATAACAATAGAATCTTTCGCTTTGCCTTTATTATATAAAGCGACATCAACAAGCCCATTCTGTTGACCGATACGTTCGGCTATCAAATTAGTAGCTTTGCGAATACTATAATCAGTAACACTTTCTCGGATAGCATCTTCGTAAATGTAACCTAATTCTCTAGCAAAACCAAATGGAGTGTTTTTTGCAGCATGTTTGCTACGTACCCAATTAGCAATAGTTTGCTTCGTAATTTTTTTATCTTTAATTTTATTTAGTAAATTCTGTGCATCTTGTGGGGCTACAATTGTTTCTAATGGTAGTGACAAAAATCGTTGCCATGTTTCCCAAATATAATCCACCACTCCTTGATAAAATTTATCTCTTGATGCTTGAGAATGATTGCCTTGATCATACTCAGCTTTTAATTGTGATAGCACATTACCCTCCCATGTGTACCAATTACTAGCATTTTTCATTTCTTGTACGACTACTTGTACTTGACTAGAATTAGTTTGAGATGCATTAATTCCATGCAACAAGTTCTGCACATATTCAGTATCGCGCAATGGGATGCTAGCAGTTTTGGCTCCAAAAAAACGCACTTTATCGCGTTCTGCTACTTGACGTAAAATATCTCGTTCTTTCTGTAAGAGGGTGGTTAGAGATTGAATGGTCGATTGAATATGGCCCTCAAGATTGAGTTGACGAGTTAATTCTTTATAATCTTGATTAAAACCCCTAACAGTAGAGTGAAGATATTGTATATCAGAACTATATCCAAAATCATCCCAAGACCACGGCAATTCTCCTATATCGCGTTCTTGAGAAAATTGATTGTCAGTCTTATTTTCCGTCAATTGATAAATACGACTACGCATACCTTTAGTGCGACGGTTTAGTCGTTGTGTAGTTAAAAATTGCCGACTAACAGTTTTAACCATTAAATTTTCAACCTCACCGTTTTTTCGGCATCAATAATACCAAAATTAAGCGTTACGAAATTTTGCGCGTTCGGCAAAAAGTTTAATGCCGTTTGCGGAATTAAGGACACTTTTTCCAACACAATAACCTGGTCTGAGGTTTTGTTCGCAACATTGCCTTTAATATACAAAACTAATTTAAAATATGGATAATTTTGAGACTGAAACGCCACTAATCGGTCGTCTACGTAAGAATAACCAACCATATATTGAGCGGCATCGTCAAACTCGTTAATAGTTAGCCACGCCGCTTCAGCTGGTTGAGTTATAGTATATTCACTATCGTTGAGTAAGTCACCATTTTTATAGACGAAAATTTGAGTCGGCATAGCACGTAACTTGGTTTGAGCCACAGTGAGCGGCGACCACTCAAAATTTTCATAATTGCTCGCTTCATGTTTATTGAAGAAAAGACTTTGCACCTTTTTCGTATATGGAACGTTATTTAAAACGATCTGGTCTAAATACTGAATACTATCCAATATTTTTAATCCACGATTAGTTGGCGTCGCAACTCCATTTTGTGCAGTAATAGTTTGTGAATCTATTGACGCAGTAACACCTTTTAAAAAAGTAAACGGTTCGCCCGCTACATATGCCTTACCATCAATTTCCATATTAACCGCACAAAGCATTAAAACATTTATATCAGAACCTAAAGTAGATAAATAATTCGCCATAATTTTACCTCACTTTATTATGCGGCAATATTATTTTCCAAGGCAAAAGAAAACCCCTTCCGAGGAAGGGGCATATTATGTTTCCGCTTACTGGCCAATAGCGCAGTCAACAGGAACGATGGAGAAGAAGACGCCGGTAACACCAGTGCAATCAGCCCATTCTTCTGTACCGCCTTCGGCAGCAGGAAGCTTAATACCTTCAACAGCGAGTAAATCACCATTTAAATCAAAGGTAGCAGCATTACCAGAGTCGAATGCGAAAGAAGGAGTAGAGTCTGGTAAGAACTTGTAAAGAATAACTTTAACAGGAATATGTTTACCAGTCTTTTGATCAACAACGAAGGAAGAGCCGACCATAGTGACAGGAGCGCCAAATTTGTCGGTGATAGAAATATTGCCGTCACTGTCGATTTCAGCGCCACCAAGAGCGACAAGAGCGTCGGCTTGACCGAGAGCGTCGGTCATTTCACAACGAGCAGTTTTGCCGTACTTGAGCAAAGGGTTGTTGAATTTGCCACCATTAATTGTGATGGAAGGTCCATCAGTAGAAAGGGTGGCAACTTGCATATGGTCGATGGAAGCGAGCTCAGTGCCACCAGCAGTCGCACCTTCAATACGAGTAAGGTAAGCTTTAGCAGTTTCGCCACCTTCAATAGGAGCGAACTCTTTGTAAACCTTGACGTCCATGACGGTAACAATACCAAATGCATTATTTGCACCAAAATAGGTATCTGTAAGAGCCATTTAATTTACCTCTATTTTTATTTTAAGAAGAAGTTAGGGGCCTTCTTCAAATTGCCCGCGGTGTATGCCATCATATTATGTTCATAACTCATAATCTGCGACGACATGCGTTGCAAATAATGTAGCTGAGCTAATGTCATGTCATACATCTGTTCAAATGTATATGGGAAGTTAATGCTAATCATGACGAACATATCCATCAATCCATCATGATCTGAAGATGAATGGTTGGCGCGAATTTTTGCGGACCTGGCTTGTGCGGCCTTTGCCCGCTCATAAAACTTACGCGCTTCTTCTTCATCAGGACCAAAATGTTGTGGACGTTCGACCTTTTTGCCCATTCCCGCAGAAAGAACAAATAATACTTCATCAATCGCATCGCCAGTCAATAGCGTTTGGTCACTATATAACTGACGCTCACGAATTTCAAAACGCGGCAATAACGTCGGCATCTTTTCGTGAAGCAATCGAGAAAGGGAAGAAAATTCTTGTAAATTGGTTAATCGCGGATCGGTCATTAAAGCCTGTAAAATTTGGCCTTTGTCTAAATCCGGCAACAGCTTCATCCATAATGTCATACTTTCATCATCAAAAAGTTGAAGAAAGCGAACATAGAAGGATTCATCTAGTTGCTCGCGCAAGCTCGGTATATGAACAACAATTTGCTCACCTGCCGGACCAAGCACTACGATGTCGTGCGTGTAGAAAAGATGACTAATACTTAATGTGTTAGACCAATCCATTAGAACTCCGTTTCCGTTGCGTCATCAGAAATGAGTATTTTAATGGCAACACCATAATAGTGTTTATTGATGAAACGGTCGCCGCCAGTGACGGTAAACTTGCCACTAGCAGAGCCCTTAAATTCATCAACATCGTTAATAATTAAACGCGCAACTTCCCAATGTCGGAATTTATTATTATCTAACAGAAGGACTTTGTCCGTGCAAAGCACTGAAATGACGATAGTGGCAAGTATTGCATTGTCACCTTCTTCAAAGTCGGTGTCTACGGAAGTTAAATCCAAAGCAATGGCGGTATTTCGGTCCGTAGTAATAATACCTTCTTCGATAACCGGATACAAAGAAATGTAATTCTTCGCCGTTTCAATCGTAGGCACCTCAGCTTGTGTAAGAGCGTCTGAAGTATCGTACACAAGGAGTTTACGGAGTTGTTCATTCTGCAATAAGAGGTTGCGAAGCTCGGTTACGGACCGCATAATTCGCGTTATATCTTTATGCATACTACATCACCACCTTATAAGTCTTGCTTTGAATCACGCCATCTGTTTTATAAACAACGTTAATTTCAGCCACATCGTAAGGAACGGTGAACGTGACTGAGGTCATAGAGATGGTTGGGTTGAGTTCGTAATCGGACTCGAAGTAGCCATCTTCAGTAGAGAGCGTAACAAGCTCTCCGGGGCGCCACTGATTTTCTTCAAGAGTTGGGTCGTCAATAAAAGAGTCAACGGCGGTTTCAGTGTCCTTTTGCGCCACATACTGCTCAAGGTAATAATAGACTAAACCTGGAGCGGAATAGTTGTCCTTTTCAATAATACGCCAATTGCGGCCACCGATTAGAAGAATATCGGCGATTTGATGCTCATCCATACCAGTAATTAATACTGGTTTGGCAAGTGAAACTTCGTATAAAGATTGACGTAGTTGAGTGTTAACGTAAGTAGACCGCGGGCCGGACAAATACGCCCAAGTATCATCAAGGAGTACATTGCACTCAAAGACGAGATATTTATTGTAGTCTACTTTTTTTACCGACTTCTCTTCATCATAAATAATGTAGTAATGTTCTTGCTTATTATGGTCAATCCACAAAAAGGTTTGACCAATAGCAAGTGCAGTCGGTTTTAATACATATACATAGGCTTTATCTTCTTCTTCGCGGTTGTCATAGACGAAACCGACGTCCAACTCGTCTCCTTGATAAAAGATACGAGTGGCCATGCTGCCGCGGAAGATAAACTTGGCAGCATTACGATTTGTCGCCTTGCGCTCGATCCGCTGCTGATAGCGGAATCCATCAAACATGTTATCAGTTGTCATCGATGGTGCCCCCGATACCGGAAGCCGCATCTGAACGATAGTAGCGCGATTCTAGACGACGAGCTTCGTCACGATAATTATACATCATCGTTCGATAATTGTGTAACATATTGCCAGGAGAGAATGCTTTGATATTAGAATCAAAGTATACGTTGTTGAAATTATCAGCGTTAGAAACAATAAGTTTACACCAGAAATAGTTCATCCAAGCAATGATTACGGCAAGTTCGCGATCAGTAGGATCGTTAACAAAATAATAACGACGAGGGAAGATCATGTTTGTTTCATCTTCCTCGTAAGCGTACTCTAGAGAGACGTTTGGGAAGAGGAAATTATTAATTGCCTGCTTAGCCAGCGTTATTAATTCATCAGCAATCTGATGGTCGCTCATGACCAGGTACCGTTCGCCTCGAATGAGACGAAGCACATCTGGAAATAAAACCTCATCCCAATACTTCATACTCTAGCTCCAATTACTCACCTTCAACAGTGAGACCAACGCCGATTTTTTCTTCGACGTACTTGATGGTGCTCTGTTTAAGTTCACCAACAATCGAACGGGCGACACGCGCCACATCTTCAAGCCCTTTTTCTTTGGCGCAGAACTTATCAATTTCAAGACGATTGCCCGCAATAAGCGCCTTCTTAATATCTTCAAGAAGGGTCGGCTTGGAATCTTGTTTAATAAGATCTGGGTCACCAATGATAAGACCTTGAGAGTAGGCATAGTCATATACCTTTTGCGGATCGTCGAAGGAGAAGTAACCTGCTTGATACATACGATACGCACCACCAAAGGTGTCGGTATAAATCAAAGCGGCGGTGGCAACCGGAATCATACGTTGCGGTTGATCGGCACGCAAGACAATACGTTGAATAGCGCCGGTGGAGGGGTTAGTAACTGTAATAGTTAAACTGCCAACACACGTTTTAGTAATAACGACGTATTGATTTTCCATTAATATTTAATCCTTTCTATAGCTCACAAGAGCTAGTTTTAGGGTGGGGCCCGAAGGCCCCACCGCTCGATTTACACTAAATTAGTATTGACCGTTGGTCGGGTTGGAAGCATCCTTGACGATACAGACATTGTCAGCAAGGAGCAAGCCAATGCCCATCATCTTGGAGTAATCCCAACGCATACCGCCAGCAGGTTCCTTATCTTCGACAAGGACGCCTTCGCCACGGAAAGCGATTTTAACCGGCTTGGCATCGGAAGGAAGGACGAAGATGTCGCCTTCTTTGAAAGCCCAAGTGATTTGAGCACCATCGGAGAGGATGGCGTTCGGAAGTTCAACAATGGGGGTGCCTTTGTAGACACGGACGTGTCCTAATTCACGAACGTCAGCGCGGTCATCAGCAACTTTCCAGCTGTCGATGTTCTGAACTTTGGCAAGTTCGGAAGCGAAGCCGAAGATAGTAACATTCGGGCCATAGGCACGAGCGATACGAACGGCTTCATCAAGAGCAGCGTTGATGTCGAGAGAAGCAGAGATGTTCTGAATGTGAGAGGCGGGGGCAAGAGTGCTGGCAGAGCGGAGAGCTTTGACAGACTCAGCGTAGATGATTTCCTCGAAACCAGCGAGGATATTTTGATAGTATTCAGCGAGGCTGACACGGCCAAGGATGATGTCCTCAAGAGTGACATACATGCCAACAGTGAAGGTCTCGGTGTCGAGTTCCATTAAGCTGGAATCCCATTGAGCGGCACGATAGATACCGGAACGGGCGCCACGTTTGATGGAAAGGCGGGCGCGTTTCTTGGACTTGGCGTTACCAAGTTTGAAGACGACTTGCTCGTCACGACCAAAGGAGATGACTTCAGCCCACTGACCAGCGATGTTCTGCATATCCTTCGGGAGGATTTCATCGAGAGCTTCGATGATGATAGCGAACATTTCGTTCTTGTGAGCGGCGAGTTGACGGCCAGTAGGACGATCCTCAATACCGAATTCCTTAAGGAGGTCGGCAAGAGCGGCAGTGTTAACATCGGCAGCGGAGAAGTTCTCTACTGCATTGCCACGAAGGGCGTTAAGGAGTAATTTCTTTTCCATTATTTGCTACCTCAATTAACCAAGATAAACGAAGTGATAACCCTTTTCGCCGTTGGGGAGAGTGGTCTCAAAAGCGGAACCTTCTTCGTAAAGGAATTTGGCGCTAGCACCAGTGGTGACACTGGAATCGATAACACCATTGGCAACACCATAAACAGTGCCGTCAACGAAGGTACCGTTAACATTGTCGGTCATGAATTCATCACCAACTTGGAGCTCGACAAGACGGATGTAGGTTTCAGCGCCTTTGCATTCGACGGCAAACATGTTCTTTGCATCATAGTCAGCATTGAGTTCTTCATCGAAGTGAATGAACATCTTGCCACTACCAGCATAGTTCACGATTTGGCCTTTATTATCGAGTCCGCAAATGATACCGTTTTCGATATACTTGTAATCGTTGAACGCAACGGTTGCAACGCCATAGGACTCAGCAGCTTGTTGTGTAGCAGCGGTGTACTTGACAGGACGCTGAGAGATAACAAGACCAGCGGTGAGACCACGGAGGAGCTGAGGTTCAACTTGTTTAAAAGTTTTAACGAACTTTAAGTGAAACATTTATAATACCTCAATTATTTATGAAGGAGGTCGCCGATATAAGCGGCCAACTCATTATTTGTACCAGATTTTGGAGTGGATGGATACCACTTGAAGCTTGCAGCAGGGGCTGCCGGGGCTTCTTCCCGTTTCTTGCGAGTGTTGGCCACAAAACGAGCGTTTAATTCCGTTTCGAGAGCTTCGAAGGAATATTCATCAACTTTAGCGATAAGCTCTTTAACCTCATCGGCAGAGAGGTCGGCGCTATAAGAATTGATTAACTCGATTTTCTTGGCTTTGCGATACGCTTCCAACTCGATTCGCTCAGAGTCAGAAAGTGTGGAAGTGGCTGTTGGCTTTTCTTCTTCATTATCGAGACCTTTCGGATCAGCAACTAATGTAGCTTGGCCAGGCTCTTCCGGTGTTTCAGGGTTAGATTCGGAAGGGTGAGCCTCCGGTTCCAAATCAGAATTACCATTAACCTCTGGCTCAGGATCGCTATTGGGCTCGGGGTCGGAGTTACCATTGGCCTCGGGCTCAGGATCCGGTTTTTGGTCAGGGTCAGGTTCCGGTTCAGGTTTATTCTCTTCCTCTTCTATTTGAAGTTGGATATCCTCATTGTCCGCATCGAGACTTTTCTTAGACGCTAAGGTGCTCGGATCTTCAATAGAAAGCTTTTCGTAAGAAGGGTGAACCTCTTCCGGTTCGGAAGTAAGTTCCGCCTTATCGCCATCAAGTTTATACTTGCAACGGTAGAGACGGATGGAGTTGGACTCTTCGTCATAAACGCTGTAGACAACAGCGTTGTCATAAACGTCTCGAATGCACCAGAAGTTATCGCCATACTTCGCGTAAAGCGCGTTGGCAATATAATCGGCCTTTTCTCCCCAAGAAAGCTTAGCAAATTCTTGAATAGTAAGTGTCATTTCCTTTCCTCTAGCAAATGCCTCTGTCGGCAAAGTTTCGAAGAAGTGGCTGCCAGTGAAGGCGGGTTCTTGATCTGTGCCAAGAACGCTCACTCCGACGAATTTGCCGTCGAGGAATTCGAGATTCTTGAAGTTGCCATGCACATCCCGATTAATTCGATACTTCAAGGAATCGGGGTGCAACTCTAAGGATTGCGCATGACCTATAATTTTGGACGCGATTTCGCCAACTTTATCAGGGCGACCGGTGTAGAGAATAGTCTCACAACGGGCCCAAGTGGCTCCATCATGCTCAACGTAGGTGGGCGGCACCATAGGGTCTACAAGACCGTATACTTCTTGCTGAGCCGCGTGGCCTTCAAAGTCGTCCTTTTCTTCGTTGTAATGACTTACAACAGGAGTGTAGGCAATAGTCTTAAGAAGGTTGTCGCTGAACTCTTTAGTGAAGACACGGTGATCCGCGGTTTCCCCAACGTAGAAGACGTCAAGGGTACCGCGCGTGTAGAGGCTGTCGGAAGTTTGAGGAGCGATTTCTACAAAAGAAGCTGGAATAGAATTAAAATTATTAATCTTTACCATTTTCTTTTTCCTCATCAGCTGGCACATTGGCATCAGAGTCGGCGTCAGACTTGGAAGTCTTTTCATCGCCAAACTCGGACCCCATTGTGTTGGAGCTGCGCAAAGGTACGAGACGCTCCACCAAACCTAGATTCGCTTCCATGTCGAGGTAGGAGTCAACATTCTTCTGCTTTATTCCAGACGCAATCATAAAGGGAAGGACGCCAACGCCCAACTTGGCACTTTCACGATAACGTTCAATGTCGGTTGAAGCTTTGTCTCTGGATATAGGTATCATCGTTAATTCGATTTGATACCCCTTAAAATCAATACCGAGACTATTGAGAGCCACATTATAGAAGTTCGCTAACTTCTCGATAAGGGACCACACCAATCCTCGATCGATCGACAAACTGGATTCAACGGAATACTGGTTATCTCCATAGAAGAGACCATTGTTGACGCCAGCCGCGTCGTATATTGATTTATAAGCATTTTCAAGCGTGTTATCGGCCACGTTGCCGGCGTCTTCGAGCAATTGGTGAACTTTAACATCACCAATTGTGGTAACAAGACGCGTGTTCTTGGCGCTGCGTGTAATTGTTGAGAGCTTCTTATGAAGCAAGTTCATTTCAGGCGATTCCAAGAGTAGTTTGTCTTGGTACGTCGGAATGTGATGCTCAACAATCGTTTGCAGAGCTTGAGTACTTTTATCTAACTCATTCTGGGTGTAACCCTCATAGTTCTTAATACCAACTGCGGCGTAGAAGAGCGTGGGGATTGCTTTAGAATTGAGTAGAACACATGATGAGTGCGCAGGGTTTAGTATGCCCAAGCGCTTAGTGGAGTCGGTTTTATACGCACGATAGAGTTCACTGAACTCTAATGGGAAACCTTTAAGAAGGTCATCCATCTCCTCTTCATTCAAACCTAGCGCATCAAAATAGGAGAAATCGAATTGAATGACATCTGTGCCGAGCTCGGTTTCACCAACTCGGGATGCATATTCGCTAGGAAGAATGATGGTATCAACACACTGACTTTCTTCGGAGAAGAAAGTGGTGAAATATACGCCACCTTCAATAAAGATGGTACGAAGTAAGTCAATCATTTTAACGTCGAGGTTGAGACCATCGGCATATTCAATCATTGAGCTATAAACTTCGAACCACTGGTCGCCCTCTAGTTTCTTCGACATACGCATCGGCATATATCGAGGAGTGATGTAGTAGCGCGGCAAGAAAGAAGTGGCGTAGTAGTTGATAATTTTGAAATAAGTTGGATTAATTGCATAGAGAAGTCGAGAAGCTTTAACAAGCTGCTTACGACCACTAGCGGAATCACTTTTTTGTAATTGGGCGATTATATCTGCTTGTGTAGCAAATGTGTTTGTGTTCGCACCATAACCAGCGGCGCCTCCAACTTTATTTTTGACGTCAATGGTATCAGTGTATACTTCGGTAGAGTCATCGACGATGGTCGTGACTTTGAAACTATTTGCGGGAGTTACTGTATTCTTGGCCATGTCTTTTAAACTTTCCTTGTACGCTATATTGTAAAAAGGAAATAATGCCGGAGCCCAATTTGGAAGCGTTACTAAACGACCTCCGGGCCTAGTCTACAATTATAGCATTTAATAATGAATTTTTAGTTGTGAGCCGCTTCTTGTAGTAAGGCAACTCGATATATTGATTAACTCCGTAGACGAGATATTCGAGGGCGGAGAAGAAGTCTTTTTGAATCGACTGGTTGCGGCGGCTAATCTTGATGATGCGGCTGCTGACGCTATTATCCTCGAGGATATCGAGGTTGCGGAACTGAACTTCGGCGAGATCCATAAGTTGGTATGGGCGCAAAATTTTGATCTTACGCTTTTCTGAAAGAGCCATGAAAGATTTGTTCTTTTGATAGCGATCGACCGCGTCGCCCTTGGAAATTGGGAATACGATGGAGCCGTTAGAAATACGACTAAAGAGGAAGTTGTGAATATCAGAGCCTTTTTGGCCACCGGACTTGATTTCGTAACAGATGGTGCGATCGGCTGGATAGAGAATAAGATCCTGCTTGGCGCTATCGGGTGGATTGATAATGCCATAGCCGGGGAATGAGAAGCCGTCAGCGGATTGAGTTGGCTTATTCATCCAGTCACGGATGCCGGCGCCTACGCCATTAGCATCCCAAATGACGAGTTTCGGTTCAAAGGCGATTATAAGGCGTTTGAGCTCATTTGCGACATTGGAAAAGTCGGTAGTATCAATTTGGAAGAGGTTGACGATTTTGTAAGTAAAGGCGTATTGCTTGGGGCGCACGCGCGCAATCATGCCATCAGTTTTCGCGTCACCGTCTTTAGCGACGTCGAGCGCGATAACATAGAAGTCGTTGACTTGTTCGGGGTCGTCCTTATTGATCTTATTTTCGAGTTCGATGCGCTTGATTTTACGGAGGGCGGTAATAGTAGAGCTGCGGAAGGCGGCGCCGGTTGGGGCGTCAGACCAAATCGACATATACTCGCGGTCGAACGACGCCTTGTTGAAAGTGGGGTCGTTAAGTTTGTCGGTAATTTCAGATTGCTGAATCAGGCCGTGGTAGAGCGGGATTTTATAGTCGCCCGTTAGAACGGCGTAGCGCTCCGGCTGAATAACAGACATGATAAGGGTTTGAATCAGTTTGTCGTAAGCATAGGTGCCTTGATAACCGGCGGTGGTGACAAAGATTTTTTGCGCCTGCGGCTCGTTGGGGTTGATGCGGCCAAGCGAAGTGGAACGCGGCTTGTTAGTCCAGGGGATGGCGATTTCGTTGACGAATGTTGGGTCTTGTTCGATAATTTCCTCGAACATAACGGATTCACGACGAAGACCACGGTCAGAGGCAACGTCGAGCCAGGACCCATTCTTAAAGCCGAAACGTGCATAGTCCGCCCCGGCGGTATAGGCGTCTAAGTATTTACCGGCAACATGACGCTTCTGCATTTCATTACCGAGGAATGGGAACTTATTCCAAAGGTCGTCGATAATTTTTTCTTTAGCGATAGAGGTCGCCTGTTTACGCGTACCGGCGATGATACCGGCACGGTGACGCGGTGTCAAAGTGGCTTGAATATAACGTTCAAGGAAGCCGCAGAATGATTTGGAAGTACCACGGCTAAAGACGCAATAGGTTTGTACTTTGCGCGCCATACAACGCATGATGATGCGCTGGAAGGGATAGAGTGTGAACTCGGAACGGGGCGGCGTAATAAGATCGACAAAAAGATCGGGGTAGCAAAGCCACTGGTTAATAACCATGCCCCACTTATCACGATTTTTAAGGATACGTTTTTTGGTAATGAAACCGCTAGCTTCCTGTTCGTCTTCGTGGAGAAAGTCAATGAGCTCGCCTATTTCGGAATCGATGCCAAAGTCTTCGTAAGAGGAAGCCGTTTTCACGGCGTCTTTGTGCTTTAATTCTTTTAGTGCGACGGCCATTAATCAAACTCCTCATTAGTAATAAGAGTATCGTCTTCCTCTTCTACCTGTTGTTCGTCGGCATAGGCGGAAAGAAGCGAAGAAATATCGAGATCGCTTTGAGCGGCTTCAGTGGCGCTCTTCTCCTGCTCTTCACGGTGTTTAGCCATCATTTGTTCAATCTGTGGTCCGAGACCGGTGGCCGTTTTAACAAGTCGAGCGTTAGATTCTTCGATGTCATGGATGGCAACGTCAATAGCGTCGCGGTCGGCGCCGTCATAATACGGCATATCGAAGCCGCTATCTTCGACGATCTGCGCGATCTCGGCTAAGGTGGATAGTTCGTCGGTATGCGTAGTTTCAATCATGTTATCGAGCTGCGCCGTTTTAGCCATGGTAGAGAAGGCAGCGGTCAGAGATTTGAGTTCGGCTGTATCTTTAGTGACAATGGCGCGGTTAATGTCGATCATAATTTTGAGAAGGGTGCGGAGAGACTCCTTTTGAATAGGGTTGGTAATGGAGTTGGCTTTAAGAGACTGAATATAAAGATCGGAAAGCTTTATTAAATCGTTAAAGTCATATTGTTCGCCCCAGTTAATGCGTTCTCTGGCAACAAAGTCGTCTTGGAGCGGCTTAAGGCGCAATAAAATATCGCGCTGTTTCATTGTTTTCGCCCAAAGGTTATTAACGGTTTCAAACGTGAGTTGCGCACGGTCGATGTACTCACCGGTCTGACCGTCAAGTGCGTTGTTGTGCTCATCAAACATGGCGGCGGCATATTCTTCAATCATTTTGGCCGGCAAAGGAATGGCGTCCGCCATTTTAATCCATA